ATGCCGAAGAACTCCTGAAAGAAGTCTGCAATGACTGACTTTCCGCCATTGAAGGCAACGATCAGGTCATCGATGATCAGCAGCAGGCCGACGATAGCGGCGGTGATCAGCACAACTGGCGACAGGATTATACTCATCACGCCGGAGAACCCGAGCGCGGCAACCTTCGCAATGACGAACCCGGCAGCCAGGATGCCAAGGACCGGCGCCATCCGCGTGACGAAGCCAGACGCGGCAAGAATCGCCTCGCTGAATACGTTGATCCCTTTCTTGATAACGTCCTGATTCGCAACAAGGAAGTCAGTGAACTTGTTGGTGATGGCGGTCATTGTCGGCGCCAGGCCAACTGCAACCTGCTGACTCAATGCAGTGACGGCGAACTTCGACACACCCAAGGCGTCTTGGGACTCTGCCGCCGCTTCTGCCTGTTCGGTGGTGACAATGCCAAGCTCACGTGCGCGCATGGTCAATAGCTCGACCTCTTCACTGCTAGCGTTCAACAGTTGAAGCGTGGACGGATCAAGGCCCAGCGATGCGATGATAGATTTCTGAGTAGCAGAATCCGTGCCAAGTCTACGGAACGACTCGCCAAGCTCGCCAAACAGAACGTCTGCCGTCTTAACGTTACCGCCTGCATCCTTGACGCTGATCCCAAGGTCTTCGAAAGCCTTACGCCCGCGCCCGAGCCCGCGAGCGGCATCACCGGCCACCTTAGACAGGCCGGACAGGCTGGCAGCCATAGCCTCAGAGCTTGAACCTGAAAGCTCAGCCGCAAAGCCAAGCTCCTGAATTCGCTCTACTGCTATGCCTGTCTCAGCGTTCATGTCGAGAAGGGCATCTGCCGCCGTTGTGTTCGATGCCACAAACGCAAACAAGCCGCCTGCCGCCCCTATCAGCGCAGTACCTACGCCTGCAAGAAGGGCAACAGACAGCTTTAGGTTCTCGTTGAATTCCTTCTGAGGCGCCAGGGAGCCAACGAAGCTGAACCTGGATACTAACTCGCTGACGATCGCCATTTAGGCAGGCCTCGACTTATGCGCCTGTATGTCGGCGGTTATTTGTTCGAACTCAATGGCGTCTAGAAACTGGTCCGTATCCCACTGCTCAATCTCGGCCAGGCTTCCATACCCGGCCTTCGACAGAGAGAACATCGCCATCCGCTCGCCGCTTACATTGGTTTCGAGGATGTAGTCTTCGCTTGCGTCTCTTCCACGGATGCTGAGGCGATACCTGCGGCGCGCAAAAAAGGGTACGACATGACCCCCATTGCGGCAGCGATCAACGTAACGTAATCCTCTGGAACCTCTTCCCAGTGATCGCGAAGCTTGCTGATCAGGGCGCCGTCAAAGGTAATGCTATTCCACATAACCTCTTCTACCGGGGCAAAGCCCGTGCTGTCCAGAAAGCTATGGTCGCCCAGTTGAAGCTGTCGCTGGATAGACGAGTAGTACGCATATACCCGACGACGCTGGACGTGTTGCATTTTCAGGAAACGATACGTGCGCCCGTTAATTTCCGCCTCGCCTTCCTCGAAAATCTTGCGGATCTCTTCAAGGGCTTTTTGGCGCTGGTCTTGTTGGCTCATACGTTACAGGCTCCGTTTCGCAGTGCGGAAGCGCAGGGTGTATTCCATCAGCGCGTTCCCGTCCTGGTTGTTTTTGGTTTGGGTTGGCTGAGTGGTGACGCTGCCAGATTCAAGAACCCAGCTTTCGACGCCAGCACTGCCATCAGCAGTGTACGACTCTTTCAGCGAGCCGTTCACGACTTCGGTTGTCTCGGCGTTAATCAGGCCCAACATGAAGATGTCGTCTGCGCCGTACTTCTGAACGCGAAACAGGAGGTCATAGACATCCTTATCAAATCGCTCACTGATTGACACGCCGCCCGTGGCCGAGTTGACATGCGCGCTCGCGGCGTTTGCCGGGGTCAGCGTCACATAGTCACCCTCTGCGAAGGTCGTCATGGCGTGGTCGTTCAGGATCAGCGTGGTGCTGTCCGCTGCGGTGGTAATAACGCCCATGGGTCAGTCCCTCAGAGGTTGAAATTGATGATGATGTCTACGCTGTGAATACTTCCAGCGTTCTTGACTGCAATCTGAATCACAGGCGACTTACGTGCCTGGCGCTCAGATTGCGGCTGATCCTTGAGCAAGCCACCAAGCACGTAGAATCCGAACTGCTCGATGTTCCGGTTGAAGGTGTTGATGTTGCCGAAGCTGTCAGGGCTAGACCAAGTGCCAGGCGCGAACACGCCGGCGCGGACGAATCGACGGGTTGCACGCTCGTTTGCCGCAACCAACTGGTTTACGCCGCGTGTAGTCTGCGGAACCTTAGTACCGGTCTGCTTCAGGGTGTTGAAGTTCTCGGTCTGTATGGCGTCGATGTAAGCGATGATGTTGTAGACGTTGTCCACAAAGTCGTTCGCGCCACTGGTCAGCACTACAGGGACATCTTTGATCGTGGTGTACAGATCCAGGCCTACGCGCTTTGCCGCATCGATTTCAGTCTGGCTGTACGACTCAGCAGGAACCGAAAGAGTTTTCAGGTTCATGGTGATGGCCGAGTTTTCAGCGCTGAAGTTCACCGTGTGCGTGCGCGCCATGTAGGAAGCAGCCAACAGGCGATTGCCTGACTTGCTGTACAGGCAGCGGAAGTTCGTTTGGCTTGCCAGCTTTACGGCCCACACAGGGTTGGAGGTTCCGACGAGGAGGTAAGTGCTACCGCTGAATACCGCGTAAATGATCTTTTGGCTTGCCTGGGCCCAGGCTGCGATGTCGTCAACCTCGGCGTCAAGCACCAGATCGATGAACTCTGCGCCTTTGAAGTTGATCAAGGCGTTCAGGGCAGACAGCGATTCGACCTTGGTTTCGATTGGCAGGACGGAAGCGGCGGCGCCTTGAGTCAAGGTTGCGCCAGAGCCAGCCGACATGGTGAGAATCGCGCCGATGAACGTACCGGTTACGCCTGCTTCCATGTAGGTCAGAAGGCTAAGCACGCCGGTTGTTGCGCTGGTGATCGTCAGGTATCCGTTGCTGTGAGCGACAGTTGCGCCAGCGATTGCGGTATCCAGCAAGGTCGCCACAGCATCCAGCGTAGTTACTGCGCTGAAGTCCAAGGCCGAGGCGTTGACAGTAACGCCATCCACATCGATATCGAAGCTGCCGTCTGTGATGGTCTGAAGCTGCGAGATAACGGTTGCTTCTACCAGCTGAGTGCTGCGCAGAGTGGCAGCAGAAGCGGCGACGTTTTCAGTTGTTGCCCGGTGCAGGCCGACAATCAGCGAGCCGCCGAAGTTGATGGCGTTTGGCTTGGTGCCGAATACAGCATTGGCGTGTGCAGTAACAGACGATGCAGTACCCCAATCAGCCTCTACAGCCGGCGCATCACGATAGATACGGAAACGCTCAGCGCTGGTAATCACGCCCTGTTCGCTCGTCATCACCGCAATGAGATTCATGTTGTCGGCAGTCGCCAATTGACTCTCAGGAATCAGCGCGACGTTGACCACGTTTGTGATGCTTGCGTTATTGCTCATAGATCAAACCTCGTTCGCCGATTATGCGAAGTTGTGCGGTGTCGATACGGAGTATATCAACAACGAGTGAAGGGCTGTAATGGACTTGGCATTCCAGTTGCATACGCTCGCCGTATTGTTGGCCGGTGAGCGATTTAACGTCGGTCGCTGCGCCAGGGTGCCAGACTGTGATGCCTAGCGACTCTTGCAGCTCAAGAGATGCCTGAGAGCGCGCTAGAAGCCTGAAGTTACGGCACAGCGCGTGTGCGGTAGGCCCGTAGAAGTCGAAGGTACACAGGCGCGATACACGCTCGCTGTACGTCATCTCTTCTGCGGTGCCATCGTATTGCTCAGAGCTGCACAGCGGAACGTCGCCGGCCAGCGAGTCAACGACGATGTAAGGCTGCTCGAAGTGCTGGCGGTCGAAGTTCTGGCGCCCGAGCTTGATGTAATTCTCGGGGTGCGGAAGAAGGTCGCGCACGAATCGTGCCAAGTTAACCAGTACTGGATCGCTCATGGCGTCGGCACCAGCAGCGGGAGTTTAGTTTCCTCGCCTACCACTTCGACATAGCCGTACTGGCCATAGCCCTTGCGGAACGGAACAAGCTTGAAGTCACGGCCATTCCATTCGATGTACTGGTTGATCGCCATAGGGCTAACGCTGTGAACCTGGATGTACTCAAGCGAGAAGTCGATCTGCTCTACCTTCAGCTTTTCAGGATCGGCAGGCTGTACAACGGCCATGATGTCAGCGGACACGATCGTTTCAGTCTCGACGAAATCAATGGTCGTGACGCTAACGGTCTTCAGCTTCACAGGCTGCGACCACTCCGTCAGAACGTCGGACATGTCAGGGAGCATTATTCCACCACCCAAGTTATTGAACTGCGAAGAAGCCCGGTGTCGATCAGCACGCCTGACGATCCCTTGCGCGCCTTGGTGGCCGCTGTGATGTCGGCCCACACACCATAACCCCGAGTGCGGAACGCGCCTACACTGATGTTCCTGGCCGCTAGACCGACACGACCTAGGGCCACGTCAACTGCTAATCCTTTCTCAAGTACCAGATTGAACTGAGACTCAAGAACCTTTTCCATCTCTCCGGACTTTGCATCAAGTGGCCCGCGAAGGAATGAACGCTGCTCGACGAACTGCGTCCCGTATTCGTGCCAGATGCCGACCTCTAGAACAGTCGGCGCCGGACCTGTTGCCGTGTCGTCAGTGTAGGCCTTGCTTGTGGCAGACTCGCCAGCAGGCAGGCCCACTTTTGCCGACATCGATTTAGCCTGCTCCATGGCGGAAAGCTGCGCCTCTACCAACGCGAGCGTTTCCTTGGGAGTCATACGAAGCGAGCCCCAACTTGACGACCAGTCAGCAGCCAATACGTCTGACCGTAACGGGTCGTGTTGAAGAAGCTCGCCCACTGGCTTGTGGTGGTCGATGTGCCGTAGGAGACAGACACGCTGCCTACAGACTTGCTTTCGGCTGTACGGGCCGATCCGGTTCCTGGCAGCGCATCAAGCGTCAGCAGGTGGGCGATCAGGTTAAGGATCGCTTCCTTGGTGCTATCGCTGTACGCAAGGCAGGTGTAGGCCGTCCACGTAGAGGCTACGGCTTCCACCCATGTGATGGTCGGGAACCGCGCCTCAAAGTCCGTTTGGATGCTCATCAGCCGAGACTCATCACGCCGGTTTCAACGCCGCGCATGATTCGCTTCATGAGCTGTTCGTCAGCCAATTGCACTTCTGTCAGTTCAACAGAGCCGCCAGCAGCAAGGCCGTAGCGCTTCATTGGGTTGGCGGTGAGGTTGGTCAGGGTCATGGCCGACACTTCAGGCTTCGGATCTTCACCAAGCGCCTTATCGATCTCTGACTGAATGCGTTTCTCGCTCCAGCGGCCATCGACCTCAATGCCCAACTCTTCCGCTTGCTTCTTGAGTTCGTCCACGACGATTCTCCGAATAGGTGCGCATCCTTGCGCGAGGGAATTACAGACCGG